ATAAAGACGGAACACTAATGACCGAATATGAAGATATCGGTGAACAACTAAAATGGAAAAGAGATGGAAAAACTGGAGCAAATACTGTTGAATCTTAGTCTAGCAGCCTTTCCTTTCTTAGTAATATTCCTCATAGGAGCAATGGTACTAGGATAATGAGAGTAGACGAGCTTTTACAAGAACAACGAATTGAGTTCAAAGTCTCAGGTAGAGACTTTGTTGTTAAATGCTTAAGCCCTGACCACGAGGACAGCAATCCAAGTATGCGTATTGATAGTATCACAGGCATATTTAATTGTTTTTCTTGTGGTTTCAAGGGTAATGTCTTTAAACATTTTGGTGCTGCAGCTAACTTTCTAGAGATTAAGAGACAAAAGTTGAAAGAGTCTATAGATGAAAAGCGTTCAGCAAATAGAGGTTTTGAGTTCCCCAAAGGTTTTTCGCCTTACGTAGGCAACTGGCGGGGTATTCGACCCGAAACATATAAGCACTTTGAAGCTTTTATGCATCACGAATCACAATTTAATGGAAGAATAGTATTTCCAGTTCGTGATATAACAGGAAAGGTGGTAGCCTTCAATGGTCGACATATGACCATGACTGAGATACCCAAATATCTCATCTACCCTCCACAAGCAAGGCTACCACTTTTTCCTTCTTCAGTTCCTACAATAAAAGGTAGGGTAATACTGGTAGAAGGAATATTTGATATGATAAATCTTTATGATAAAGGTTTAGCAAATGCAATTTGTTGCTTTGGCACAAGAAATGTAGACGCTGAAAAGCTAGCCATTCTCAAAATGCAAAATGTGGAAGGAGTAGATATAATGTTTGATGGAGATGAAGCAGGGCAGAAAGCCGCAGAAGAAATAAAAGGGTTAGCAGAAAGAGTAGGACTAACTTCCAGAAACATTAACTTAGGTAATAACATAGACCCAGGCGGTCTACCAGAGTTGAAGGTTACTCAACTAAGGAGAAGGTTATATAGTTCTTGACATCGCGTTTAGAATTTGATATAATATATATAATAAAAAAGGGAAACAAATGACAAATATAGCATTAATAGAATCTAAAACCAGTAGAACTAACTGGGAAGAAAGATTTGATAATAATTTTGAAATAGAGAGATTTGCTCTGTGTTCAGACCATACCAAGAAGAAAATTCTAAAGGCAGATGTTGACATAGAGATTGATACTCATGCATACGACTGGATAATTGTCGTAGGCTCAGAGGCACTTAAGTTTTTTACAAGTGTTAACTCTATAACAGAATATAGTGGTAAGTGTGTAGATGATAAGTATCTACCTGTAATAAACCCAGCTATGTTGTCATTTAAACCTGAAGCAAAACCTTTATGGGATAAAAGTAAGAAAAACATTATTGATTACATAAATGGAGAACTAAAGCAACAGAAACTAGATGAAGATAAGTGTTATGGTATTCAAGATACCGCTAAACTCCATAAGTTTTTGCAAGATGCTTTAGACCACCCAAATCAATTTGTAGGTCTTGACTCAGAAACAACAGGACTATATCCTAGAGATGGGTATATGCTTGGTATGAGTATATCATATGAGAAAGACCACGGCGCTTACATAGACACAGAGTGTGTAGATGAAAAAGCAGAACAGATGCTACAAGAACTTTTCAATAAAAAGACTATAGTATTTCATAATGCTAAGTTTGACTTGGCTTTCTTTGAGTATCACTTTAACTTTTCATTTCCTAAATTTGAAGATACAATGCTACTGCACTATTGCTTAGATGAAGTACCAGGAGGTCATGGTCTTAAGCAACTTGCTATGGAACATACTCTTTATGGAGATTATGAGAAACCTATGTATGACTGGATAGAACAGTACAAGAAACAACATAGAATACTCAAAGCAGACTTTCAATGGAGTTCTATACCCTTTGATGTAATGAAAGTATATGCGGCAATGGATGCAGTAGTAACACTTCTAGTATTTGAAAAGTTATACCCAGCAGTTAGAAAGAATGCAAAACTGTTTAGTGTATATGAAAATATACTTATACCTGGCTGTAGAATGTTGACAGATATTCAGGATAATGGTGTGCCTTTCGATAAGATGAGGCTACTAAAAGGTAGAGACTTGATGCAAAATGATATTGATGAAGCAGTAGCAAAACTATACGAGTTTCCTGCTGTTAAACAATTTGAAAAAGCAAAAGACAAAGAATTTAATCCAAACAGTACAGTACAGCTTAGGTCACTACTGTTTGATTTTGTCGGGCTAAAACCCACAGGCAAAAAGACTGGCACAGGTGCAGATTCAACAGATGCAGAAGTGCTAAAAGAACTAGGAGAGCAACACGAAATTCCTAGACACATTCTTTCTATTAGGCAAAAGTCTAAGATTAAGAATACTTATTTAGATAAAATCTATCCACAGTTAGATAAAGATAGTAGATTGCGTACAGGCTTTAATTTGCATGGCACAACCTCAGGTCGTTTATCTTCTAGTGGCAAAATGAATATGCAACAAATTCCTAGAGATAATCCTATTGTGAAAGGCTGTATCAAAGCTGCTCCAGGACATAAGATTGTTGCAATGGACTTAACAACTGCAGAAGTATATGTGGCTGCTGTATTGGCTGATGATAAAAACCTTATGAAAGTATTTCAAGATGGTGGTAATTTTCACAGTAACATTGCTAAGTTAGTATTTAACTTACCTTGTGAGGCAGATGAAGTTGCAGAGCTTTATCCTACAGACAGACAAGCTGCAAAAGCTGTTACTTTCGGTATTATGTATGGTGCTGGAGCTAACAAGATATCTCAGCAAGTTAGTACAGATTCAGGTACTTTCTTTAGTAAAACACAGGCTCAAGAAGTTATTGATGATTACTTCAAACAGTTCTTTAAACTCAAGAAGTGGATAGATTTATCTAGTAAGTTTATTATGGATAATGGATTTATTTATGGTGCTACTGGCAGAAAGAGAAGATTACCAAATGTTAAATCTGACAATCAAGGAATACAAAGTCATGAAGTCAGGTCAGGTATGAACTTTTTAGTTCAGTCGGTGGCTTCTGATATCAACTTACTAGGTGCTATAGATATGAACGCGTATATAAAAAGTACAGGCATGAAGTCTAAAATTTTTGCTTTAGTTCATGACTCAATTCTAGCGGAAGTACCAGAAGATGAAATAGAACATTACTCAGAAAAATTACAAGGTTTCATACAACAGGATAGAGGGTTTAGTATACCAGGCACACCAGTAGGCTGTGATTTTGATGTACATGATGACTACTCTCTAGGTAAGTTTGAAGCTAAATATGATATATGATAAAATAAAATTCCCCATCTTTGTACTACACACAGACGATATAATGCTCATAGATGGTATATTATGGATAGAAAACCAAGTGTTAGATGATACTAACATGAAAGGAGAAACTTTAGGCATGAGAAGAATACAAACGCCAATGAAAAGTATATATCCTTTAAAATCTATGATTAAAAGTATTAGAGGTTATCTTGAACATCAAGGTAAGTATTATATAGATAGTACTGGAAAATGGTTTGTCAAAAATAAAAATACTAAAGCTCCGCTAAAATATCACAAAATAAAACGAGTAGACCAAAGAATTGTTACAAGCGTGTTGTGGATAAAAGGCTGCCCATACCCTTTTGATATAGACAGACCCTTGGCGGGTAGCGAAGCATGGGCAGGCATGCTATACAGAGATGGAGCTCCTTGGTTAGTTTATGATACAAGTCCTACAAAGAAGAAGGATTCTTGGAGAAAGATATGAAGGCAGTTATAAGCGACAGAATTTATATAGAAGTACTGCCTGCACAACAGAAAAAGATTGATGACGAACTTACGTATGCCATACCTTCGTTTAAGTTCGGTGACCCACCACTCATTATAAAAAATATGGCACTTATAAGACAGGGATTGGTAGCTATACCGGTGGGCAGAATAGACCTAATCCCTGCAGACCACGAAGTAGTAGATAAGAGAGTAGTAAAACCAGTAGACTTCCCCAAGTTTAATTTGACATTAAGACCAAGCCAACAATCAGTATATGATGAGATTGGAGATGGCGGCATTATTAACGCTTGGGTAAGTTGGGGTAAGACATTTACAGGTCTTGCAATAGCTGGCAAACTAGGACAAAAAACATTAGTAGTTACCCACACTTTAGCTCTAAGAAAGCAGTGGGAGGATGAAGTAGAAAAAGTATTTGGATTTAAAGCAGGAATTATAGGTAGTGGAAAATTTGAACTTGATAAGCAAATCGTTATTGGGAATATACAGAGTTTGTATAGAAAGATTCCAAAAATTAGACAAGAGTTCGGTACTCTTATTCTTGACGAAATGCACCATTGTAGTGCTCCTACTTTTTCTAGAATTATAGATAAAAATTGTGCAAGGTATAAAATAGGACTTACAGGAACATTACAAAGAAAAGATGGTAGACATGTAGTGTTTCGTGATTACTTTGGAGATAATGTTTTAAAACCACCAAAGGAAAACTTTATGATGCCTAAAGTTCATATCCTACCCATGGCTATAAGGTTCATGGACGGAAATGGAATACCTTGGGCCAATCGAATAAATGAGTTAGCCTACAACCCAGAGTATCAACATTCTGTGGCTATGACTGCATCATCGTATGCGGCCAAAGGTCATAAAGTGTTAGTAGTATCTGATAGAGTAGACTTCCTCAGGAACTGCGCGGAACTCACTGGTGATAGCGCAGTTTGTGTAACGGGCAAAATCCATCACGAGGATAGAGCCGATATAATTAATCAGATTTTTGAGGATAAAAATGTTCTGTATGGGACACAGTCTATCTTCTCTGAGGGTATTTCTTTAAATATTCTTAGCTGTTTAATATTAGCAACACCAGTAAATAACGAGCCGTTACTTACACAGCTCATTGGAAGAATAATTAGAGATTACGAAGGAAAACAACAACCCGTAGTAGTAGATATTAATTTAATTGGAAAGACCGCAAAGAGACAGGCTAGTTTACGACTAGGCTACTACCTCAAGCAGGGTTATGAAATATCAACCTTATAAGGACCTCCGAAAAATATTACTTGACATGGGTTTAAAAAATTGTTATAATATATGATAAAATATAATTGGGAAAAGATAAATAGTGAGACCAAAGGAGATTCAACTTCTATACTTACTATCATTCATTTATTAACTTATAAGAGAATCCCTGCTAGTAGAAAAGACAACACCTATAAATATTTTGGGAAGTCGTTCGTCGGTGATAGTTTTTTGCTAAACCCTCGACAATTACTAGCAGAGCGAAGAAATTATAGCAATAAAGAAGCTGCGGAGTATATCGCAGTAGCTTCGTACCGAAATTATTTTAATTATAAACAAACAGGACAAACAACACTAGAGTTGATACATTTGCCTGTAACGACAACGATAGTAAATCGCAACAGATTGCTTCGGATAGAGAATGGTCTAGTACACTTTCTATTTGAAGATAACGCTAAATGGAGAACATAAATGGCAATAAAATTTAATCAGGCTCAAGGGTCTGCAAAGAAAGATAAAATCGACCAGTACACTTACAAAGAAGGAGACAACAAGTTTCGTCTAGTAGGAGATATACTGCCGAGATATGTTTACTGGATTAAAGGTGAAAATGGTAAAAACATTCCTATGGAGTGCTTAGCTTTTGACAGAAATACAGAAACATTCAATAACAAGGAAACAGACCACGTAAGGTCTTTCTTTCCTGACTTAAAATGTGGTTGGGCATATGCTATTCAAGCTATTGACCCGACTGATGGCAATGTAAAAGTTGTTAATCTAAAGAAAAAACTAATGGAACAAATTATGGTAGCTGCCGAAGATTTAGGCGACCCAACCGACCCTGAGAATGGGTGGGACGTTTGCTTCCAAAGAGTTAAAACTGGACCTATGGCATTTAATGTCGAGTACAGACTACAAGCACTTAAGTGCAAACCAAGACCTCTTACAGAAGAAGAAGTAGCAAAAATTGCTGATATTCGTTCTATGGACGATGTCTTGCCAAGACCAACAGCAGATGCTCAGCTTGAGCTTTTGCAAAGAGTAACACAACCTTCTGATGGTGCTGAAGCTCCTTCAGATGTTGATTCAGAGTTCAGCATTAGCTAGGAGAAAAATTATGTTTGATTATACGATAGGAGACAAATTCCCAGACTTTTCAGCAGTAGCTGTTGATATTGATAATACACTTATTGATATTGATGTGCTTCAAGAAAATATGTGGAGTGTAGTTTATTTCTACCCAAAAGATTTTACATTTATTTGCCCAACAGAAATAGCTGATATGGATAGATTGTTACTTGATGCTGATGTATTAGGATTTAGTCCTGATAATGAGTATTGTAAATTAGCTTGGAAAGAAAGTAATGATATTATAAGAAATATCCAACACCCTTTATGCTGCGACGCAGGTAGTGAACTTGCAAAAGACTTAGGTGTTTATAATGATAAAGAAGGAGTTCCTTACAGAGCTACTTACATTATTGACCCTGAAGGAGTAATTCAACACTACTCAGTCAATGCACTTGACACAGGAAGAAATGCAGAAGAAATACTAAGGACACTAAATGCTTTGCAAAGTGGTGGACTTACAGGTTGCTCATGGCAGCCAGGAGATGACTTCGTAGGGTGATTTTATTTACAGCAGATTGGCACATTAAACTCGGACAAAAGAATGTCCCTATGGCATGGGCATGTACTAGATACAAGTTGTTTTTCGAAGCTATTCATGAGCTAGAGAAAGACGAAGATATCAGTATGCACATTATTGGTGGAGATTTATTTGACCGTGTTCCTTCAATGGACGAAATTACACTTTACTTTGATTTTATCAAAGATGTAACTATACCTACCATTATTTATGATGGTAACCATGAAGCAACAAAAAAGCACAAGACATTCTTTAGTAATCTAAAGAGAGCGACATCTGATGTAAATCCTTTAGTTGAAATTGTAGATACAACCACAGAATATATATGGGGAACTATACTACCTTATGCAGACTTGCATAGAAAAGGTGGTATAGAGTTCTGCAATACCAACAAACCTTTGTACACACATGTAAGGGGTGAAATACCCCCTCATGTAACTCCAGAGGTTGACTTGGATAGATTCAATGACTTTCCTGTAGTATACGCGGGTGACCTACATAGCCACTCCAATACGCAGAGAAATATTGTATATCCAGGTAGTCCTATGACTACATCTTTTCACAGAGATGTAGTCAAGACGGGCTATCTTTTAATTGACGAAGCTGATGACTCTTGGCATTGGGAAGAATTTAATTTACCTCAATTATTGAGAAGAACAGTAGAAAGTGAAGATGAAATGATTGCAACAGATTTTCACCATACTATCTACGAGATAGAGGGTGATGTAGCTGATTTGGCTAACATCAAGAACTCAGAACTCTTGGATAAGAAAGTAGTAAAACGAAGTACAGAAGCTACACTTAATCTTAAAGAGATGTCAATGGAAGAAGAACTGGTAGAGTACTTAAGTGCTATACTAAATTTAAATGATGAAAAAATTAAATCAATAATGGGAGTGTTTAATGATTATTCTAAAGAAGCTACGCTGGGATAACTGTTTCAGCTATGGCCAAAATAATACTCTTGACCTTAATGACAGCAACCTCACCCAACTTGTTGGGACAAACGGAATGGGTAAGTCTTCCATTCCGCTTATTATCGAGGAAGTCCTATTCAATAAGAATAGTAAGGGGATAAAAAAGCAAGAAATACAAAATAGATTTGTCAACAATGGCTATTCTATTAATCTTACCTTTCAGGTAGATGAAGATGACTATGAGATTGATGTATCTCGTAAGGCATCTATAAAATGTAAACTGTATAAAAATGGAGATGATATTTCCTCTCATACTGCTACGAATACTTACAAGACAGTTCAAGAACTACTTGGGCTTGATTTTAAGACTTTTACGCAACTTGTTTATCAGAATACAAATACATCATTACAGTTCCTAACTGCAACAGATACAAATAGAAAAAAGTTTCTCATTGATTTGTTAAAGCTAGAAGAATATGTAGAGTTCTTTGAAATATTTAAGGACGCAGCTAGAGAAGTTTCTTTTGAAGTCAATGCTTTGAACTCTAAGTCTGATACAATAGTGAAATGGTTAGAAGAAAATAAATTAGAGAGTATAGACATACTTCCTATCTTAGATTTACCAAAACCATCGGAAGAAGATGAGAAGACTTTAAGGCAATTACAAAGCGATTTTGAAAAAATTTCGGAAAAAAATAAAAAAATTATAGATAATAATTTTATAAAAGAGCAACTGGCAGACCTAGAGAAGCAGGGTCATTTGGAACCTGTAGGAGAGGAGATATCCTTGACCGCTATGCTGCAGCAACAAGGAACCTTCGGTTCCAAGATAGCTGAAGCCCAAGCGCATTTGGATAAACTCTCGGAATTACATGGACAATGCCCAACTTGTGAGCAGGAAGTAGATGATGAAAAAGTGGAGGAACTCAATCAAGTTTACTTCAATCAGAAAACGATTGCGGAAAACGAAACAGAATTACTGAAAGGAAAAATTGCGGAAGCAAAAGAACATAATAAACTGGTGGTAATTCAGAAAAACCAGCAAAGGCAGAAGGAAGATTATATTCGTGATTTGGACGGTAGTCTTCCCTCTACAATTTTAGATGGTGACGAAATTTCTGCCTCGATTGACGAACTTTCTTCTAAATTGAGAAATATACATAGTGAGATAAATAGAATAAGTGAGGAGAATATGAAGGCGGAACGCCATAATACTCGTATCTCTATTATTCAGGAACAATCTGATGGTATGGAATCTCAACTGGAAGAACTCGTCGCAGCTTTGGGTAAGGTAGAAGAAAAATCTGCTCATCTCGAAATACTTAAAAAAGCATTTAGTACAAACGGACTACTTGCATATAAGATTGAAAATCTAGTAAAGGATTTGGAAGATTTGACAAATGAGTACTTATCTGAACTATCTGATGGTAGATTCAGTCTTGAGTTTGTTGTTACAAATGATAAACTCAATGTAGAAATAACTGACAATGCAAAGATAGTTGATATACTTGCGCTGTCTTCAGGTGAACTTGCAAGAGTTAACACCGCAACATTACTAGCAATACGAAAACTTATGAGTAGTATTTCTAGTTCAAGGATTAATACATTATTTCTTGATGAAATAATAAGTGTACTAGATGATGAGGGTAAAGAGAAGTTAGTAGAAATACTACTTGGAGAAGAACTAAATACTTACTTAGTATCGCATGGTTGGACTCACCCACTTCTAGCAAAGATTGAGGTAATCAAGGAAGAAAATATTAGTCGTTTGGAGTAATATGGTTCATAAAGAAGGTGATACCTTTTGGTATCATGAGTGTCAGCACTCAAACAAAAAAGTGTACTTGCCAATAGGCATGAAGTGTCCTGACTGTGTACTAGAAGAAATGGATAGTATACAAAAGGCTAAGCTAGAACAAGCAGAGTATCTAAATAACATCGAAGGAAAAGACTGATGGAACAGAAGGAAATTCGTTATGTAGGATATCACTTTGTGATTTCTAAGAACGGAAATATCTTTTTAGATAAAGATATAGACAGCTTAAAGTTTGTTGAAGTAGGAACAACCTTTAAATTAGTACAAAAAAATAATAACTTAATATTTAAAAAGATTAAAAATGGTAAATGCAAGACAGAAAGGAACTAAAGCAGAAAAAGAAGTAGCAGCAATGCTCAAAAGACATACAAACCTAGATTTTATACAGACACCTGGAAGTGGAAGTGGTAAAATTAAGGGGGATTTGTATGTCGAAAATAAACATAACCTATTCCTTATAGAAGTAAAACACTATAAGGATATGGGTTTCACTCACAAGATATTTACTCAGAAAAGTAATAATCTTGTAACATGGTGGAACAAAGCAATATTACAGGCTCAGCAAATGGAACAAGAGCCAATTATATTAATGAAACAGAATTATTCAAATTGGTTTGTAGTAACAACACGCAAACCAATAGTAGAAAAACGATATATGTACATAAACTGGCTCGGTGCATATATAATGAATGCAGAAAAGTGGCTAGAAAACGAAAAATTGGAATTTACAAATGGCGATAAACTTCTCAAGCCTTGGGAACCCGATCCAGAATGGGAACTTACTAATAGTTGATGGTCTAAACGTAGCCTTTAGGTGGAAGCACTCTAAACAGCTCGAGTTTAAACACGACTATGTAAGAACAGTAGAGAGTTTGGCAAAATCTTACAACTGTGGAAACATAGTAATCCTTGCCGATGGTGGAAGTACCTATAGAAAAAATATCTATCCCGATTATAAAATGAATCGGAAGGATAAGTATGCGGAACAAACACCGCAAGAAAAAGCAGAGTTTGCCCAGTTTATGGGTGAGTTCTCAAATGCCTTTACTCAATTAGAGAAAAAAGGACATTTAACAATTAGACAAGACGGCTTAGAGGCTGATGACTTGGCTGCATGGATTTGTGGCAAAAAAGAAGAATTTGGAATAGGAGAGATTTGGTTAATATCATCTGATAGAGACTGGGACTTACTTATTCAAGACGGAGTTTCTAGATTCTCCACAGTAACTAGAAAAGAAATAACTGTAGATAATTGGGAAGACCACTATGATGTTGAGCCAGATAAGTATCTGACCCTCAAATGTCTAGCTGGGGATACTGGAGATAACATTCCAGGTATAGCAGGGATTGGTCCTAAACGGGCTGTTTCTCTTATCGAACAGTATGGAGACTTATTTGATATTTACAATGCTTGTCCTATTGACAGCAAGTATAAATTTATACAGTCTCTTAACGAAAACGCAGACAGATTATTACTGAACGCTGAACTCATGGATTTGGAGAGTTATTCAGAACAAGCATTAATCGAAGCAGACATAAACTTAGAGGACTTGTCCTCAGAAATATTGGAGTATTTGAATGAAGATACAGATTGATTACAGTAGAGATAGTCTACTAACAGAATTCAGTAAAATGACTCTACAAGATAGATACCTTGTTGGTGATGAAAGAAGCCCACAAGAAGCCTTTGCAAGAGCTGCTGAAGCCTTTGCTGACGATGAAGCTCACGCTCAGAGAATATATGATTATGCTAGTAAACTGTGGTTTATGTTTGCAACTCCTGTGTTATCGAATGGCGGAACTAGACGAGGCTTACCTATCAGTTGTTTTCTTAACTATATAGAAGACAGTAGAGAAGGAATTACTGGACATTATACAGAGAATGCTTACCTATCATCAATGGGTGGTGGTATAGGCGGAGGCTGGAGTGATGTTCGTGCGCAAGGTACAAAAACATCTAAGGGCTCAGAGTCAACAGGCGTTATACCTTTTATGAAAGTAGTAGACGCAGAAATGTTGGCATTTTCACAAGGTGTAACTCGTAGAGGTAGCTATGCTTCTTATCTACATATGAGACACCCTGAAATAGAAGAGTTTTTAGATGTTAGAAAGCCTACAGGCGGCGATGTAAATCGTAAGTGTACAAACTTACATCATGGGGTAGTTATACCTGATGAATTTATGGAAATAATCCATAAAGCAACAAAAATAGAAGGATTTGATGACAGTTGGGAACTTATAGACCCACACAGTGGTCAAGTGAAAAAAGTAGTAAGTGCTAGAACTTTGTGGGTAAAACTATTACAAAATAGAATGGAAACAGGAGAGCCTTATCTTATGTTTGAAGACGCTGTGCAATCAGATTTGCCAGACTTTCAAAAAAGAAAAGGACTAAAGGTTAATCATTCTAATCTTTGTTCAGAAATTACTCTTGCGACAAATGAAGAAAGGACAGCAGTATGTTGTTTATCAAGTGTGAATCTGGAATATTTTGACGAATGGAGAGAAGTTCCTGCATTTATACCTGACTTAGTACGTTTTCTAGATAATGTTTTAACATATTTTATAGCAAACGCACCTGATGAGCTAGAAAGAGCAAAGTATAGTGCATCTAGAGAAAGAAGCATTGGTTTAGGTGCAATGGGATTCCATGCATACCTTCAGAAAAATAATATTCCTTTTGAAGGTATGTGGGCAACAAGTAGTAATATGAGAATGTTTAACCATATAAAAGCAGCAGCAATGTCAGAAACCCATAAACTCGCAGTAGAAAGAGGGGCGTGTCCTGATGATGATACTGCTTCAGTAAGGAATGCACATTTATTAGCTATTGCTCCTAATGCAAGTTCTAGTATTATTTGTGGAAACACAAGTCCTAGTATAGAACCTTACAGAGCTAATGCTTTTACACAGAAAACCAAATCTGGTTCTTATTTAATGAAGAATAAATTTTTAGAAAAAATATTAGATAAGTATGAAAGTAATGATGATAAGACTTGGTCTAGCATTATTGCAAATAAAGGTAGCTGCCAACACCTTGATATTTTATCAGAAGAAGAAAGAGAAATATTTAAAACAGCAGTAGAAATTAATCAATCGTGGGTAGTAGAACATGCAAGTATGAGACAAGAATTTATTTGTCAGTCTCAAAGTGTAAATCTATTTTTCCCGCCTGATGTAAATAAAGGGGACTTGCACAATGTACATATGTTAGCATGGGCTAAAAATATGAAAACTTTGTACTACCTACGTAGCGAAGCTATTGGTAGAGCAGATAATGTAGCAAGCCAAGCAAAACGAGAGATAATCTTTGAACAATCAGATTGTCTAAGTTGCGAGGGGTAATAATGAATTTATTAGAAGAAAGAGACTATTATAAACCCTTTAACTACCCTTGGGCATTTGAAATGTATAAAAAACAACAACAAATGCATTGGATGCCTGAAGAAGTACCGTTGCAAGACGATATAAAGGATTATAAAGAAAAACTAACACCAGCTAATAGAGCCTTAGTAGATAATATATTTAGGTTTTTTACACAAGCTGATGTAGATGTGTGTTGTGGATATGCTAAGCATTATCTACCAACATTCAAGCAGCCAGAAATAAGAATGATGCTTGTTAGCTTTGCCGCTATGGAGGCAGTGCATCAAGAAGCTTATTCATTATTACTGGAAACTCTTGGTAAATCGGAAGATGAATATCAAAAATTTACTGAGATTCAAGCAATGTCAGATAAACATGAGTATCTAACAGATTTTAATATGAGAGATAAGCATGAAATGGCAAAAACAATGGCTGTCTATAGTGGATTTACAGAAGGAGTACAACTATTTAGTAGTTTTGCTATACTTTTAAATCTGCCTAGGCACAATTTGATGAAGGGCATGGGACAAATTGTAACATGGTCTATAAGGGACGAAACTTTACATGTAGAGGGAATGTCCAAACTATTCAGAACTTTTATAGCTGAAAATCCAGAACTCTGGACAGACAAGTTAAAGTACGAAGTATACTGTGCAGCAGAACGAGTAGTAGAACTAGAAGATAGTTTTATTGATGTTTGTTTTGAAAACGCAGACATCGAGGGCTTAACAGCTAGTGAAGTGAAAGAGTATATAAGGTATATCGCAGACAGAAGACTCTTAGGTCTCGGTATGAAAGCAATCTTCCACAGTACTGAAAATCCATTACCATGGTTGGACCAACAGATTAATGCAGTGGAACACACAAACTTCTTTGAGAATCGCGCGACAGAGTACGCTAAAAGTACAACTCAAGGAAATTGGCAAGACATTTTTGGATAAGGAGAAAAAAATGACAGAAGTAACCAACAGCGAGCCAGTATTAATGTTTAACGACAAAAAATACATCATCTCGGAACTGCATGACGATGCAAAAGTTATAGTACAAATGTTACAGGGATTAGAGCAGGACTTAGTTTCAGCTAAAATTCAACATGACAGATTACTAT